CCTCCCCCTTCCCGCAGCGGCCTTGCGGATGAAGGTGTCGTCAAGCAGCGCCAATGACACGGCGGCCGGGACAGGTGCCCGCACGGTTTTCGTGGCTGGCCTTGACGCCAACTACAACGAGATCAGTGAGATTGTCACCCTCAACGGGCAGACGGCGGTGCTTACGGCTCAGGCCTTTTTCCACATCAACAACGCCTATGTCGCCACAGCGGGCTCTGGCCTGTCGGCAGCCGGGGACATCTACTTTGGCACAGGCTTGGTTACCTTGGGTATCCCCGCCACGGTCTATGACCTTATCAAATTCGACTACAACCAGCGTATCACCGGGAGCTACACGGTTCCGGCAGGGCACACCGCCTACGTCTCGCAAGGATTGTTTTCCGCCGGACAGCCGGGAGGCTCGGCCCAAGTCAGCGGTCGCCTCCTGAGCATTGGCACAGACGGCGTTCGCCGCACCGCAGCAATCACCACAGTGAACAACGGGGTTGCGGACTACATCTTTGAGTACCCCCTACAGATCCCTGAGAAAACAACCCTTGAAGCCACGGCTCAGGGCAGCTCGAACAACAACGAAGCCTCGTCGCTGTTTATCCTTGTTCTTGTCCGCAACGGAGGGCCGCTCTGATGGCAAAGACACCAGCGTGGACTCGCAAGGCGGGGAAGGATCCAAAAGGCGGCCTAAACGCCAAGGGCCGAGCTTCGGCAAAAGCGCAGGGGATGAACTTGAAGCCCCCGGCTCCGAACCCTAAAACCAAGGAAGACAAGGGACGTCGCGCGTCGTTTTGTGCCAGGATGTCTGGGATGAAGGCGAAGCTCACGAGCGAAAAAACTAAGCGAGATCCGAACAGCCGGATCAACAAAAGCCTGCGAGCATGGGATTGCTGACATGAGCAAGGTCGAAGAAGAGGTCCACGACATTGACAAGCGGCTGGTTAAGATCGAAGCGATTCTAGATCGCCTCGAGAACAACCATCTTGCCCACGTTGAGGCCGACATGGCCGAGATGAAAGTATCGATGAAGGACATATCTTCAATGGTCTTCAAGGGTATCATCGCGTTCTTCTTGCAGCTCGCGGTCGTCTTAATGGGCGTCATTGCCTTTCTAGCTTCTCTGGTTTGGGGATAAAGACAATGGCTATGATGCGTGGTAATATGTCGAAACAGATCACGGAGGCTCCGATGTCTAATTGCGGTTCTAAGGGTATGAAAAAGGGTGGCATGGTTAAGACCGGCTACAAGGCTGGCGGCTCGGTCAAGGGCAAAAAGGACCAGTCCATGTGCAGTCCGCGCAAGCAGATGGCCATGGGGAAGATGAAGTAATGCCCGGGAAGCCAGGACTTTACACCAACATCCACGCCAAGCGTAAGCGCATTGCTGAAGGCTCGGGCGAGAAGATGAGGAAGCCCGGTTCCAAGGGCGCGCCCACCTCTAAGGCGTTTAAGGAATCGGCCAAAACGGCGAAGAAAAAATGACCACATCTGGTTCGAGAGACTTTAACATCGACGTGGCCGAGATGATCGAAGAGGCCTACGAGCGGTGCGGACTTGAGGTTCGCACCGGCTACGATGCCCGTACGGCTCGTCGGTCTCTCAACCTGATGTTTGCTGAGTGGGCCAACCGGGGCCTGAACCTCTGGACCGTGACGCAGGCTTCGATCACCCTGACGCAGGGGACCGCGACCTACACGCTGGAGTCCGACGTTGTGGATATCCTCGAGATGGTTCTGCGCCGCGACGGCACAGACTACGAGATGGACCGCATCAGCCGCTCAGACTACTTCAACTTTCCGAACAAGACTGACCAAGGTCGCCCGTCCCAGTTCTTCTTCAACCGCCAGATCTCGCCGGTCATCAACCTTTGGCAGTCGCCGGAGAACTCCACCGACCAGATCGTCTACTACTACGTCCGTCGGCTCGAGGACGCAGACGCCATGGTCAACACTGGCGGCGTTCCGTTCCGGTTCTATCCGTGCATGGTCGCTGGCTTGGCGTACTACATGGCCATGAAGCGCGCTCCAGACCGCCTGCAGATCTTGAAGGCTGTCTACGACGAAGAGTTCCAACGTGCGTCGGACGAGGACCGTGATCGCGTTCCTCTGAAGCTTCAACCGAGCGTTCAATATCTGAGGACCTGATGACATTTGCAGCGGGCAAAAAGGCGTGGGGACTTTCCGACCGCTCTGGTCGGCGCTACCGGCTTCGGGATATGAAGCTGGAGTGGACTGGTGCCTTGGTGGGACCAGACGAGTACGAGCCCAAGCACCCGCAGCTTTATCCCCCGAAGGTTGGCCCGGATCCGCAGGCGCTGCAGAATCCCCGTCCGGAACAGGACCTCCCGGAGCAGCGGAACATCCAGTGGAGTTGGAACCCAGTCGGGGGTCCGCCCACCAACGGTATCAATCCTCCGAACAATCTCGTGGCTACCGGTTCGGTGGGCACCGTCACAGTGGTGAGCTGACATGGCCTTTACATACGCGCAACTAAAACAAGCCATTCAGGACTACACGCAGAACACGGAAACGACGTTCGTGAACAACCTTCCGTTGTTTATTCGGTTTTCGGAGGAGCGCATCCTAAAGTCGATTCAGCTCAGCCTGTTCCGCAAGAACGCGACCACAACGGCTACGGCGAGCAACCAGTTTTTGGCTTGCCCGTCGGACTTCTTGGCTCCGTTGTCTCTGTCCTTCACGACCTCTGGAGACAAGGTCTTTGTAGATTTTAAGGATGTGACCTTTGCTCAAACCTACAACCCGGACCCGACAGATACGGGCCTGCCGCGTTACTACGCACAGTTTGATGTGGATAACTTCATCCTCGCCCCCACCCCGGCTGCGGCGTATGTAATGGAGTTGCATTACTTCTACCGTCCAGCCAGCATCACCGCCGGGGCGGAGAGCGGGACCACGTGGCTGAGCGAGAACGCCGAGCTGTCTCTGCTTTACGGGGCGCTGGTAGAAGCGTACATTTTCATGAAGGGCGAATCCGATATTATGGCGCTGTACGACAAGCGCTTTATGGAAAGCCTGACAGCGCTCAAGATGCTGGGCGAAGCGAAAGAAACAACTGACGAATACCGTAAAGGTATGGTCATCAGGGCGAAAGAATGATGGTCGGGGCAACGCTGGAACTTTCAAGGGACGTCCCCGTCGTCGGTGTCAAGACCACGAGCGGCCGAGGCTTCACGCCTGAGGAGCTCGCAGAGTTGTGCTCGGACAAAATTGTGTTCGTCGCCGACACCGCGCCGCAGGAGATTCGGGATCAAGCCCGTGCGTTCAAGGTGCAGGTACAGAAGGTTGTCCAACTGTATTTGCAACAAGCGGTTCGCAGTGACCGCACAACCGTGTATAATGCGCTCACTGAGGCTGGGCACCCCCAGCTTGCCGAGCTTATCAGGAGACTCTAACCATGGCTTTCACGGGCAACTACATGGCGACTAGCTTCAAGCAGCAAATTCTTGAAGCCGTTCACGACTTCCGCCTAACTGGCGGCGATACCTTTAAGTTGGCGTTGTACACCAACTCGGCCTCGTTCACGGCGGCCACAACGGCCTACACCACGTCGGACGAGGTTTCGGCTTCGGGTTCGTACTCGGCTGGCGGTGGCACGTTGACCCGGATCGATCCGACCACTTCGGGCACGACCGCGTTCACCGACTTTGCGGACTTGACGTTCACCTCGGCTACGATTACGGCCCGCGGTGCGCTGATCTACAACTCGACGCCCACCCACACCTACACCAATCCGGCGGTGGTTGTTCTTGATTTTGGATCGGACAAGACTTCGACGGCTGGCGATTTTACCATCGTCTTCCCTGTCGCGGACGCAAGCAACGCCCTAATTCGGATTGCCTAAGACATGACCGATGTCGTCGTCCCCTTCACCGGCTGGGGCCGAGCGGGGTTCGGCGAACTCGCTTGGGGCGAAGGCAGCGTTGCTGTCGGCTTTGCCACGGGCGAAGTCGGTAGCGTTACGGTCACGACGACCCAGAACGTCCTTGTCAACGTCACGGGCGTAGCGGGGACCGGGGAGGTCGGGACGGCGACCGTCGAGGCGGATGCTTCCGTTGTCGTTACGGGCGTCTTTGGCACTGGTCAGGTTGGCAGCGTCACGGTCACCGAAGGCTCTGGCATCCTCGTCGACGTCACGGGCGTCGAGGGCGTGGGTCAGGTCGGCACGGCGGGCGTTCAGGAGTCGGTCTCTGTCAACGCCACTGGCGTTGAGGCAACTGGAGCGGTTGGAACGGCCGACGTCTCCGCCAAAGCCCGGGTCATTGTCACGGGCGTCTCGGCTGCTGGGGCAGTAGGAACTGCTGGCGTCAACGGGGCCGCCCGTGTTACCGTGTCTGGAGTTTCGGCGTCTGGTGCGGTTGGACAGGTTAAGGTGTGGGGACGTATTGTTCCAGACCCTGGAAATGGGTATACTCAGATCAATCCTGCGGCAGGGAACAGCTATACGACAATCAACCCGGACTCTGGTACAATCTGGACCGAGATCGCGGCGTAAGGGAACGACATGGCCAGCACGTACACAACGAACAGCGGTATCGAGCTCATCACGACCGGAGAACAGTCCGGTACTTGGGGCACGACGACCAACACCAACCTGTCGATCATCGACCGCTTGGTCAACGGCGTCGGGACGATCACTCTTTCGGGCACGACCCACACCCTGACGACTTCGGACGGGACGCTCTCGGACGGTCAGTACGCGGTGCTGGTGTTCTCGGGTTCACCGAGCGGAACCAACACGGTCACGGTCGCACCCAACGATGCGCAGCACCTGTACATCGTCAAGAACTCCTCGGGACAGAGCGTGGTTCTGACGCAAGGTTCGGGCGGCAACGTCACTGTAGCTAATGGCGACACTAAGGTTGTGTACTGCGACGGCGCTGGCGCGGGGGCCGCGGTTGTAGACCTCACGGCCGACTTCGCCATGTCGAGCGTCAACATCACTGGCGGTTCGATCACGGGCATCACCGATCTGGCTGTGGCCGACGGTGGTACTGGCGCTTCGAACCAAGCTGATGCGCGCACGAACCTTGGTCTCGTAATCGGCACCAACGTCTTGGCCTACGACGCAAACCTGCAGTCGTTCGTCAACACCTTCACCCTGCCCACGACCGACGGCACGAGTGGGCAGGTTCTCAGCACAAACGGTGCTGGGACTATTGCCTTCTCGACGCCGTCTGCTGGCATTTCAACAGGCAAGGCCATCGCCATGGCC